CCGGTGTTTGATGAACGTCGCCCAGAGCAACAATCCGATGGTTGGGGTAGCAGGTTTTCAACAAGCTGAAGTAATCAACAGGGAATTGAAAACATTCGTCCACGATAATGGTGTCGCTTTGTTGTGGTCCGAGGAGAAGAATGTATGCGGAGTGTATGATGCGACCCCTCCTTTCTGATGTTTCAACGACAGCTCCTTTGACGGTGCGATAAAGACGGCCTTCGGGTATGTTTGCATCGCTTCAGTAGTTTTACTGGCGCTCGCATAACCTGTTAATGCAGATATGCTGAAAACACCATTGATGTTCCACGTTTTAGGTTTGAATATGCTCATCTTATCGCAAAAGAATTCGCGCGCGAATCGTATGTTGTCCGTGTAAGGTAACGTGTGCTCCGTTATTTTGCGGTTCCAGCCGGGTCGATCATAATAAGTGAAAAACCGCTTCTGCCCTTGTCCCATAAAGGTGTTGCACTGGAAATACCGTTCTGAACATGTCCCAGACACATGGATGAGCTTTATGTCCTCGAACTTATCGTCAGCCCACAAATAATGCGGATTCCCAAACGTTTTTGTGATGATTGAACCACCCTGTTTAACGAACTCAACGGCCGATTTGTAGATGTCTGTTAGTAGCGATTCACTATCACAATCACGAGCCGCATCAATAAACACAACATCAAATTTCTTCTTTGAGGCACGCAAGTGGGCCCACAGTTGAGAGTGATGAGAGTATTTAAAGTCGGGCTCGTAAACGGTGTGTGGTGATCCTTCTTTATAGTGTGCGGAGAAGACTTGGTAACCCCTTTCCGTAGCCATCTTAGTGAAATAGCCTGGAGAGGCGCTGACGTCCAAAATAGTTGATCCCTGCGGTACGTGCGCAAAGAACGACTTGAACTTGTCAACGGCACCCCCGGAGACGCGAGAAGAGTAGTGGTTACCGGACCAGTATATGTGGATAGAGTGGCGCCCATTGGAAATGACGTTAGTGCCAGTCGCGAGATGAACGTGGACCTTGAGGTTATAAATCTCGGCCAACAGTTCTAACACAACAGCACTAATGTCGGAACCTTGGTAGTCCCCCATCTTTATATATTTGTCGACTTGATCTTGATTGAAGTCGTATTTTCCGGTCGTGGCCGCCAAAGACAGCATATCCTCACATTGCGTGAGCCATGCGTCAATCGTTGATTTAGTTAAACTTGCACGCGTGAGAGCCTCGTGCATGGCTTTCATGGCACAGTGCCCGGTCAAAAACCTCCTAGA